GGGTGCTCCGCTCTGCCACCTCGCGCAGAGCCATCTCCTCGCCCTCAGTGAGCGGGCGATCCCCATGAAGTAAACGGAAACGCCCCAGAGTGACGGCGTTCTCCACATCCTCCGGAGTGCGCACAGCGGCGCGCTCCGACTTAGGAATCAGGTGGTGCACAGCCGCGACCATTCTCGTGGTCTGGCCGTCTGCGCGGAGGAGTTGCTTTCCGTACCGGAGGTCGGCACCACGCCCGGAGGCGTTGATGGCCGCGTACTCCTCCAGCATGTTGCGCTCGAAGTTGGAGAGCGTCAGGATGTAGCCCAGTTTCAGGGCACCGAGAACTCGCTCGGCACCCACGCTGGAGAACAGCATGTAACGCATTGCCCGGGTCGGGTAGGTGGCCAGCCGCAGGGAGAGGCCCAGAGCGTCGTCGGCCCACGCCTCGGCGAATCCACCGGGGCTGGCGTTGATGTCTCGGGCAGCGTTGCGGATAGCATCCTCGGCAGCGTCCGGGAACTGCGCCCGGAGAGCGGCCAGGTACTCGTCGGTCAGCGGGACGTCGAGGCCCAGAACGGAAGCCTTGGCAGCGGCCCGCTTCATCTCGGTGAACGACGGCAGGAGGAGGTAGTTCTCCATCTGACTCATGTTCAGCGCGACGCGGCGGATGCCGCCCTGAGCATCCTTGATCCGGTCAGTCTCACCCAGCCCGTAGCGACGGGCGTTCTGGTACTCCAGGTCGTCCAGCCACTTCTGGATGAAGCGGCGACCGACCGTGGAGCGGGTCAGACCCGCAGCCTCGGCCACCTCCAGCACAATGGCCTTGCCGACCTGGCGGCGGGTGGCCTCGGTCCCACGCTCCCACACGGCGCGCAGGCGCACAGCCTCGTGCTTGGGGAGGAAACTCCGAGCGAAGCGCTCGATGTCCTTACCAGCGGTGAGGCTGTTCAGTGGGATAACGTGGTTCTCGGGGAGCAGGGTGGAGAAGCGACGCTGGGTTGCCTCCCACCGCGACTTCATCTCCCGGGCCCGACCCAGGGTTCCGTCGGCCTGCTCGCGGAATCCGCGCCCGCGCTCTAGGAACGCGACCTTCATCTGCTCGGACCAGTCCCAGGCAATAACCTTGTCGGGGTCCAGTTCGCCGTCCGCGCCGCGCAGTAGGTCGTCAAGGGAAGAGACGGCCAGAGAGTCAGCAGTAGACGGAGGACGGATGGTAGCCACGCCGCCGTCGGCGTCCAAAGCACGACGGACCTTGTTGGCCTTCCGGTCGGCAGCCTTGAAGCGGCGGTTGCGAATGAACTGCCGCTCCGCCCACCAGCCGGTGCGGCCAGGGATCAGGTAGCCATCCCGCGATGCGCGACCGGAGATGACCCGGGCCAGCGCCCCCGTGTTCACGAGGTAGTCGGCCCAGTCGTCCATCGTCGTGATGGGCGCGGTGCGGTTCACCAGGAAAGGCTCGCCGCCCGTGATGGCGGTGGCGTAGGTGCCCGCCGATTCGGCAGCAGCGCGCTCCTCCGCAGTCAGCGCGAACCGCTCGCCCATCGCCTCGTTGAACAGGGGCATGAGCGCGGGGTGTGCGCGCTGCACGGCAGCCAGTTCGGCAGCCTCGGTAATCTCGTCACCGGCAGAGCGGGCATTGCGGATGCGGGTCAGTCGTTCGAGGTAGTCCTCGACATTGGCTCGGGCAACCGGGTCGGCAGCCTGCTCATAAGTCTGGCCGGTGCGCGGGTTGCGCACGCCGTAGAGCCGATAAATCTTGGAGTCATTCAGCGCCGACACGCCGTAGCGCGCCATATAAATGCCGCGACCGACCTTGGACCCGACCAGAAGAGGGTCGATCGTGACGGCCAGGGTGGCGTCCAGGGTGCCAGAGACAGCCGTGAACCACGCGCCGTCCTCGGCCTCTTCGGGCAGGAATACCCGGGCCAGGTCGCGCCCGAAAGAACGGTGACGCCGGTTGACAGCATCCACCACGTCGGCCCAGTCGGGGCTGTTCATGGTGTCGATGATCTGGGCGAAGTCCTCCGGGGACATGGCACCGGAGCGGACCTTGTTCTCCAACTCCGAGATGTACTCCTCGGGACCACCGGAGCGGAACACGTTGATGGCGACGTCGGTGATCTGGTCGCCGTGCTCCTCCCGGACCGGGTCGAGGTCGCGGAAGTCGGACTCACCGTTCGTCCAGTTGAACGCGATGGTGTCCCAGATGTCGCCAGGGTTGTAGCCCTGGGACACCATAGAACTCAACTTCTCGGTGTTGACCCGGCCCTGCTGCACCTGGCCCACGTCATCGAGGGTGCGGTAGACGAATCCGGGGACGCGGACCAACTGCTCCAGGGCGAACATGAGGCTGTCGCCGGGCGTCCAGATGTCGGGAGGGTTGATTCCCCCCGCCACCGCCTTGCCCACATCGGCCTGACCCGCGAACGGGTTGTCGTCGGGGAAGATGAGTTCCCCGGACTGGCCCATGTAGCGGGCCACTCGGTTGCCCAGCGCCGACCAGAACCCGTTGTCGTCGTCGGCCATAGCCGCCGAGTCGCGGTTGACGTAGCGGACAATCTCCCCACCCTCACCGAGGGTGTTCAGGAAGTCCTGCTCCTGGGCCGAGTGCTCGGCTACGACGTTCGCAATGCGGTTCATCCGCGCCGTCTTGGCGACGTCGAGCGCGTCCACGAAGGTGGAAATGCGCATCATGTCGTCAGGGTTGGCGGAGCCGGTGGCCACGAGGTACGAGTAGTGTGGCCGATACTTCCCGCCAAAGGAGGCTTCGCCAATGAGTTTGAGGCGCTCCACCCAGGCGTCGGGGTTAATCGGCTCAGTCACTTCACATTCCTCGCTTCTGCGCCTCCAGCAAGAGAGCCGCGATAATCCCGGACGGGTCGCTGGCCGCAGCGTTGGCCAGGGCCTCGGTTAGGTTCGTGGGGTAGGCGTTCGGGCGGCGACCCAGGACGGACTGATCCGGACCGGGCCCCGCATTCGCCCCTGACGTCACCGGCTGCCCGGGATTGGCGGTCGGTGCATCGAATGGAGTAGCCGGTGCCGGAGCGGCCTGCGCCATAGGCGCTGCCTGCTGCTGCTGCCGCAGGGCCTGGTTGTCCCCGTAGGGGAGGCCACCGGGTTCCCTGACTGGCTGGCGGTCGGTCCGCTTCGAGTAGGGGCCAGGCCCCGACACCGGCATACTCATTCCTTGACGATCCTCTCGATGGACTCCTGCATTTCCTGGGCGATGCGCTGCCGTTCGACCTTCCAGTTCGAGTGCAGACACATCATAACGGAGATGTCCTCGAATACCGAGCCTATGTGGTCAACGACCACGGCGGCTAAATCCCAGGCCGTAAATCTGCGGGCTGGGATTTCAACGGTTTCGTCGTCGTCGTCCACGAGGACTCCTTATCCAGTCGGCATCCGCCGAGTGACCGTGCTATCCATAACGGGGCGACCCGCGCGCATCCCCGCGACCAGGGTAGCAATGTCTGGCATACCACCGGGGGGCATACCAGCCTGGCCGGGAGCGACCCCCGTGGGGAGGCCGTTCGCGTTCACGCCCGGAATATCTCCGACAGCACCAGGGACGATGTCCCCTCCACCCTGGCCCAGACCGGCTAGCGGATCGCTGGGCGCTCCACCCGCAGGGGCGGGCGGTTGCTCGGGCGGGGTGAAGGCTCGCTCCAATGCTTCCTCGACGGGGATGCCGTCGCGGCGGGCCTTGATGAAGGTGGTAGCAGCCTTCAAGACCGGCATGGGATCGAGGCCCTGGGTGGCCATCGGACCGAGGGATTGCAGGAGCGCAAAGAGGCCCTGCATTGCAGCGTCCTCGGTGTCGTTGACGTCGATGCGACGCTGTTCGTCGTCCACATCCACGTCGAAAGGGAGCTGCCGCCTGAATGTGTCGCGTGAAATCAGTTTGTCACCGCGAAGCTGCAAGAGCATGACGACAGCTTGATTGGGGCTAAGACCCGCAGCATATCCGTAGGTAACTTCACACGTGTAGTTGTCTGCGATATCGGTCTTAGGAGTGTAGGTAATGTCATACGGCTCTCCAGCCGTGTTCCCCTGAATGCGCTTCCGCATGTTGGGCCACAGATGGCAGTCCATCTCGAAACAGAGACTGGTCACCTTCGACAGCGCCGCGCCCAGAATGATCTGGGCCTCGGCCACCTGTGTGGAGAAGCCACCCATCAACGCCTGAACACCTCGGCCTGTGATGACCGATGCGTCTATGCCACCCATTCTGCCCTCAGGCATCCGGGCACCCATCTTCACCTGATCGGACAACTGCTCGGCCACGGCGAATGCGCCAGCCGGAAGATCGAGGCTGACCTTCCGCACCGAGGAGGGGTTGTCCGTCTGAATGATGGCGTCCGGTCCGACCGAGAACTCCAGAGCATCCCGGGGTAGGACCGTGGGGCTGTTCACCGCCTTGTGCGCGGCGTCCAACTGCATGAGCGCAAGCCGGGCCTGGGCAAGCCAGACCCACATGACCTGATCGAACTGCCCCTGCGGCTCTACTACGAGGCCAGGTCGCTCGGCGATAACCACCGGCAGGTGGTCAAGGCCGTGCGCATAGGATGAGAGGCACAGTTCGTTGCGCTCGGGCAAGATCAGCGACCAGTTGGTCGCGTCACAGACTCGGACCACCTCCAACTCCGTCTCCGGCATCATCCGCCCGGAGTATTCATCCCTGGGAATGATGAGATGGGCCAGTTCCGGGAACTGCGAGGCGATCTTCCAGGCTGGCTCGCGCCAGCACTTGGCGAAGAATCGCGTCTCACCGAAGCGGTCCAACTCGTAGTAGACGCCCATCGGATTTTCCAGTCGAATCACTGGCGTATTCCGCTTGAAGTCGGGCTCCACATAAAACGGCAGAAAGCCGTAGGTCAGGTACTGGTCCGCGCCGACCAGCATGTGCTGGCCCAGGTCGGACAACTTCCAGTAACTGGCCCCAATCTTGTTCTTCTTCCCCGCCCGCCGCTTGTCCGCGTCGGTCCGCATGGCCCGGGACGAACAGTTAAGCGAAGGCAGGGGGGCGAGAGTGCCTGCGAAATCGCGGGCGATCACGTCAATGGCGTTAGCAATGATCGGCTTAGGCCAGTCCTCACTAAAAAGCCCGGGTGCCATGAGGTTCACCTCACCCTTGCGGACGAGGGTGACCTCCTGCATACGCCGGTCGCGCGTCGAGGCCGAAGCCTTTAGCCTCTTAAGGCGCGCGCAGATGTTCTCCGCCACTGGCGGGCCTCCGTTACGGTTTTAGTGGGTGCCTCCCACGCGAGCGGCCATCGCCGCCTGTGCATATTCATCGAGTCGGACGACAGCCCGCCTCTCGCGCTCACGACGCGGCAGGAACGGGTTGTTGGAGTGACGGGGCGCGGTCCGCGCGCCGTCCAGGTGCTCATGGCATTCAATCTCGGCCATCCACAGCGCCATCACGAGGTCAGTCTTGTGGGACCGGATGCGGCCCTTGGGCTGCCAGGTGACCAACTGCCCGACCAACTCGTCGGTGAACGAGGAGAACTGACGGTTGGGCAGGTCGATCAGACCGCCGCCGTCCTTCCGCTGCCACGGATCACCCTCGATGGGGTCAACGCACGACAGGAACAACGGGGCCATAGACATGACCCCGTAGTCCTCGTCGTACTTGTTGGCGCTGGTGAAGTGCTCACGGAGGCGACAGCCCTGACCGTAGAGCCAGGTGCGCAGTTCCTCGTCCTGGGTGAGGAATCGCTGGAAGGCGTTTCGCTCGATAACCCAGACCTTGACCTTGTACTTGGTGGTGAAGTGCTTGATCTGCTCGCGCATCAACTGCGGCGTGCAGTTGGCCCGGTTGAAACCATCGAGGACGATTCGTTTACCGGTCATCCTATCCAGCGCGACCACGACCATCGACGTGAAGCCGGTGGTCGCCGGGTCCAGCCCGGCCACAATATGAAGATGCTGGGGGCGTACGTCACCCAGGCCCGCGTTCGAGGAGCCGCCTGTGATATGCCCCGCAGCCCGCGCACGGTTGATGCTGGCCTCGACCGCCCCGACCGGGAACACGGCCTCTTCCGAGACATCCATCTGCTGGTAGACCAGGGCCCAGCGGGCAGCCGACCCGAGGGTCGCCTTCCTGCGCGCCAGCGCCGGGCCTGGCCACCGCTCGGGCCACAAGACATCCCACTCATCCGGCGTACCGGTCTGATCCAAGACCGCAGGCTGGCTCAGATACGTGTAGAGCGGGTCAATGTCGTTGTAGTCCTGCAACTCCCGCAGTTTCCGATAGAGGTCCATCGGCGCAATCCGGGTGCCGAGGATCATCACCAGCCCGTCATCCGGGAGCCGGGTCAGGACCTCCGTCGAGAGCCACTGGAGTTGCTCGTCGTATCGGTGCGCATTGCTTGTGTCAATACAGTCATCGAGAATAACCCAATCCAGCCGTGCCCCATAGACCGCCGCTCCCATACCAAGTGCCTGGACAGTGGGGTCCTTCTCGCCCGAGTCCCGGCCACCCACATAGATCGCGCTCTGGGTCCAACTCTCACCCTGGAAGCCGCCTTCGGGGGAGAAGGCCAACTGTAAGTCTCGATACCTGGGGTTTTCAAGCCGATTCTTGATCGCACCAAGGAACTGCCGGGCCAGATTCCCCGTCTTGGAGATGATAGCGCCACGGGTGTTCGGGTCCTTGACGATCTGGTACGTCGGGTAGTTGACACTCCAGGTCGTGCTCTTTCCGTGGTCCGGAGGGTAGTTGATGAGCAGCATGTTGCTGCGCCCCGGATGATACACCATGTTGGCGTGCAGATTGCGCGGCGGAAGGCCGCGCATCATGTCGTAGGTCCGCATATGAAGTTCCGGGACCGTGTGCCCCAGGTACGTCGCGGAGAACTCGGGGAAGTCCGGGACCAACTGGCCCCTGGTCTGCAAGCCCTTGTTGCGGTACTCCCGCGCCTGCTCCCGCAGGACGTCCATCCGCCGCCTGAACTCCGGATCGGACCGTCGCCACTCGATGTAGGTGGATTCCTTCCGGCCCACCGCCGTCATGGCCTCCCGGACCGAGTGCCCATCCCGGATCAGGCTAATGACCTTCAACTTGGCCTCGGACACCGAGCCGACCTTGCCGCTGGAGCGGGCCCTGTTCGGTGCCGCCATCTGGGACTACCCTTCCGTCATGGAACTACTGGTTCTCCTGGGCCTTCCCACGATCCTCGGTGTCCTGGTGGCCGAGTTCGTCCTCGTCTGTCGCCTGGACAGGGCAAAGCGCCCCAAACCTCAGCCGGGTGTGGACGGAGAGGCCCTGACCACAGACCCCGCACCGGTGCTGGAACCCGGGACCCATGCTGCTGCCCTGGCCGAGGTCCCGGAGTCCATCCGTCACCACTTCGAGTTTCCCTGGCCTCTCAAATGATCTTCCTTGACCTGATCCTAGTAAGGTACCCCAGAAACGTAACAACCCACTTACTACTAGTAGTACTATGCACTACGAGGCGGGTTACAGGAGCCTCGTAGTGCAGTACAGTACGTACTGAGTGTAGCAGACCCTCTCCTCAAACCCCGAGGGTCTGCTACTAGCCGCCCGCAGGCGGCTCGTCGGGGGGGGGGGGGGGGGGGGGGGGGGGGGGGGAAGGGATGGGTGGGTGGGT